ATAATATTATTATCCAGCTTCCAAGATAACATTTCTCTTTCTTCTTTTGGAGATAATGGATAATTCACCTCAGCAAAATCAACTGAATATTCTTCAGATAGATTTAAAACATTATGTACCTCTAACACTCTTCTGTCTATCTTATATCTTTCATGCTCCCATTCTCTAAATACAGATATATCACTTTCCCTTGCTTCAAGGTTTTCAATCTCTAATATTTTTAATGCTTCACCAGATGGTGCATTACCTACTGAATCACCCCATCTAATTCTTAGCTGGTTGTTTTCTGCAACTTGGTTAGCCATAGACTTTGTTGCCTCAATAAGTTCTACAAGGCTACCACCAGGTGAAACATAATTGAATGATGCAACCTTACTTATTGGTACAATACCATAAGGGTTAGTCATTGAAGTGTTGTCACCTACTGCATATCTTTTACCTTTTTCATCAAACTCAAAATGCAAACCTTCAATTTCATCCCTTGTTTCAGACCAGAATACAAACCTTCTTTTGGAATCATCCATGCTTTCTATTTCATAACTATACCCAAAAGGCTCAGTGTCACCATAAGCATAATACTCTTGCACCTTTGGCAATACCTCATATTCAAGCCTTTCTTTCCTTTCATTGTATCTTGTTTTCATATAACAAGAACCAAGCAACCAAGCCAATTCAGCATATTCCCTTGTCTTAGAATCTAATTTATAAGTAATGTTTTTATAGTCATCATTTTGTTCTCCATCAATTAATCTTAATGGAGCTTGTTTATATAACATCATTCTTGCCTTAGCAAATCTAGGAACACAAGAACTGATAAATGGAGGAACTTGACTAAGTGACTCACTTGCAAACCAGGGTTCTAAGTGACTATCTAAGTTTTGATTGTAATAGAAATCTAATGATTCCATCATGTTGTAATCTTCCTGTGCCTTTTGATTGTATCCAGCATTCTTTACACTTTGCAATACTGCCATTTCAGATAGTTCTGGGATGACCACCTTATTTACTGACTTACCAAAATTATACATCTTAACCTCTTACCATTTCATTGATGAACCAACCATTCTTCTGATTGGAAATCTATATTCAATCCCATAACTACAAGCATCCAGTGCATGGGTTAGTTCCATATTATCTTTTGCTAATCCACCCCTTCTATCCCTTTGACATTGTTCTAAATCTTTTACCAGATAAACACATTTAGGATCAACAGTCATACCTATCTTTCCTTCTGCATCCTTTAGCTTTCTATTCAAAGCATTTAATCTATCCACATGGCTAGGGTGTGATTTCTTTGCCCTAATTAAAAACCCATGATCTCTTAATATTTGATGGTCACTTCTTCTACTAGTTGTGCTTCTAGCTTTACCAGCTGGATCAGGATAACAAACAATATTAGGTGCTATCTTTTTCATAGCTAATGCAAGTTCTTCTGTGTTACTGTTCTTTAATCTTATCTCATCAAAAAAATGTATAGTACCATCAGTATATTCTGTTGCAAATACAGCAGTGTTAAAATCAACATTGTGGTCAATACCAGCCCATATATTACCAGATAAGTCTTTTGCTTTCTTGCAATGTATTTGCCTGTCAAAGTTCCATGCCGCCCTATTGCCTGTTGTCTCAAATGACCCTTCAAACTCTTGCTTAAACACAACAGAATCCATTGTTCTTTTGGCTAGATTTATTTCTTCTTCAGGTACAAAGCCACCTTCCAAAGTAGTAAACTGCCATGACCTCCATTCTGGTTCTGATTGCCCTTTGATGTACAAATCATACATGGCATCATATCCATTAGGTGTACCAATAAACAAACATTCACCTTGTGTTGTAGCTAACATAGGCATGATAATCTCTTCCCATACATGGGGCTTTATATATGCCATTTCATCCATTACTGCTCTTGTTAATTCCACACCCCTTAAATTATTTTCATTATCAGCACCTTTAACAGATAACTCAGCACCATTATCAAACATAACACTCATTTCAGATTCATTTAGTTTAGCATTGTCAAACCCAGCAAACATCTGCCTTAGAATTGGAAATACAATCATCTTGCCTTGTCTATATGTAGGAGTGATAAACCATCTTCTTTCATTAGCTTCAAAGGCATCTTTCATTAGATACATTAAGCTTAATACAGTCTTACCCCATCTACGCCCACATACTAAAACTTTAAACCTAGAACTATCTTGAAGTATGTCTTTTCTGGTTTTGTCTAATGTCCAGTTGATCAACCAAATATCCTTTTGAATAGTGACTTAGGTACTTTCTTACCAGCCTTATACAGTCTTTGCATCCTTGCAATATCTCTTGCCCTACCTCTTCTTTTAGAACCTTTTAATCCAGATACATATTTTTTAGGTACAGTTTTATATCCTTTGGCTTTGGCAACCCTTCTATTCATCTTCTTCTTTTTTCTAGCCATTACTTTCCAACCTTTTTCATGGCTACCTTATGAGACTGGGTAAATGTACTTCCCTTCCTCATTGCTGTTACCATTGCCCTAAGATGTTTTCTAGTGTGATGTCTGGCGTGTCTCCTCATTGCAGATACTTGCCTCTTATTTAAACCAGTAACACTTACACCCTTTACCTTCATCTTTTCCTTCTTCTTTTTCTTTCCATTCTAGCCAGTATAGGATCATGTTTAATTCTTTTTCTACCCTTTACTATCTTAATAAATGAATTTACCCTAGCACTTGCCCAACTGCTTGGAGTCATCCCTGGTCTTGTACCTGAACTTACAGCGGCACCCAATCCCCTTCTATATACTTTCATCAAAGATGATTTTTTTATTTTATTCTTCTTTGCTAATGTTCCTAATCTTTTTGATACACTTGCTGATATTCTAGCCATCATCTATTACCATTACTTGTATTGGTTCTGATTTAGTTGTTCTTTCTTGTCTATCCAATGCTTTACCTTCTAACCTTTCTACAATAAACTGTATTGCTCTTAAATCACCTCTTTCTGCTAACTGGAACAACTTAGATACAACTACTTCCCTTCTTTCTTTATCACCAGTTTTAGTAAAGCTAAACTCTTTGATTAAATCAGTATAAGCATTTCTTCTTCCATTTGGGTTTCCAGATTGACCCTTTTTCCATCTATTACCCAAAGTATTTCCTTTAGCAAATCCACCAGAACCTTTATGTTGTTTGTGTTTGCTCTGTGTTTGTTTATCAGTCATATTCAACCAATGCCATTACATAAGCTTTATTTAGCTTATCAATAAGTTCTTTTACCTTAACTGTGTCAATCTCATATACATCAAACTCAAGCCTGTAGTTGCCTGTGCTTTTGAGATTCTTTATTCCTACTAACTCAGTAGTAAGTGTGATTCCCCTATCTTTTTTTGCCAAACTTCATCTTCTTTTTCTTCTTACTTCCTTTGGCTTTTTTTTTCTTTTTCTTTGATCCATGATGATAAGGCATTGCAAACTCCTATAAATAAGTTAGTATAATTTAAAATCAAAGATGTGTTTTATAAAATAGTGATGTATGTCTTAAAAACTAAAGTAGTATAGTGGTGTATACTGTTTAAAATATATGAGTATATTGGTGTGTACTATATACACAAAAGCCCCAGAATTAACTGAGGCTTTTTTAAGTGGTTTAGTGGTTTTTTAATTATTTAATAACAATATTCATCTATCATTTTTTGTGCTGTTTCATAATCATAATTTACTGTCATAGAATTATCTTTACACCAGTTGCATCCAGTAACTCCATGCATACAATAAATATTCTTACCATTTAATTTTTCATTTTCTTTTCTAATTGCTTTTTCTAATAGGGATAGTGCCTTACCAGATTCTGGATGAGATAAAACCTCAGTATATCCTTTATTAATTATTTCCCTTGCTAACTTTATTATTGTATCATTCATTTTTAACTCCTTATTTGGTTTTTATTCATGACTAAATATAATAGATAATATATATATGATGCAAGGGGTTTAGTAACCCTTAACTAACAGTTAT